GAATTGCAAAATCGTCTGATGATTCAGTTTCTGACCAAGAAGGGTCAACCGCTAATATATATTCATCTTCTGGATTTCCAATAACTTCAACAGCAGGTAATTCACCATCTGGCACTGTACACAAAGCCATTTTAGAAATTTTAAAATATCCAGAACTATCATCGCTAAATTGTGCGCCAAACTCTCTCAAAAATTGAGACTCGCTCATCGTAGCTTTAGCCTGATTAATGAGATTCTGATCGTATAGCTGCAAAGGAGCGCAGTCATAAGAAAATTGCATTATACAACGCTTTGTCTTTTCTTTATTTTTGGGATTGAATATTAAATTTTCGTACTGCTCGTATAGCTTATATAAATATTCGAATTTAAAAGATGCAGAAGACAATGCAATCAATTTATTATTAGGCCAAATATATCTATCGTCTTCAGTCATCTCACCTTTAGCGATCAACTGAGTTTCTAAATTATAAAGCTCTTCTCTTTGAGTTGGATTTTGAACGACAGACAAGAACGGCACAATAACTTCATTATAAATACGTTCAGGCATCAATAGAAACTCATCAATAATAATACGATGAAAACGGAATCCACGAAGTTTTTCACCATCACCTAATGGCAATGCGCGAATACGGCTTTTGCCAATTTCCATGACCCATTCATCATTAGACTTGGATATTTTTGTAATACATTGTTTTAAAAGATATGCTTCAGGCTTTGCTGCAATGTCTTCTATCTTTTTAAATATCATTTTCGACTGACGAAACGAACGTGATAATATGCCAGTCTCAACTCCCTGATTTAATATAGCATCAAGAACGGCATAAATACCAGTGGTATAAGATTTACTCATACCACGCGACCATACTCCCAAAAAATAATCGCTTTCCAACATGCCTTTAATAGCCATATGTTGGAAAGGAAATAATTTGACTCCAGTTATTAGATCAGTAGCGAAAGTAGTATTATTGCGAAGAAATTGATAAAATAATAGCTTCGCTTCTCGCTCTTCTAAGTAACCATCTATCTTAGATAATTCCTCATTGGAAATTAAACGCGATTTCCTTTGTACTTGGTTGCCTGTTTCCCAACTCATTGTCTAAAAAATATTGTATGTCTACCTGCCATAGTGACTTACCATGATATAATAATTTAGGTATAATATCTAAAGATTTATTTCTGCTACCAGTAAAAATAAACTGTATATGTCTAGGATATTTATGGCTAAGATCACGCATATTATGAAAAACATATTCTAAATTTGTTTTTCGATTATACTTTTTATGGTTAACCAATATATCACTAATACTGCTTTCAATTACCACAAATAAATAACAATTTAATTCAACCGCTTTTATGAGTTCTCTTTCAAATCGCTCAACGCCTGAAGCCATTGTTCCAAGAAAATCAGATTCGCTTTTTCTATCTACAAAAGTATTATTGAATAGCTTAGGATCAGCCATTAAATAATCTCCTACAAATATTTTTTCTACTTTAACTTTTTTAAATTTTAAAGGATCTTGCTCTCTAGTATCAACCAACAAAGGCAAATCAGATAAATCAACTCTATTAAAAGATTCTGGCAGATTTTTATTATATAGAGGTTCTATATTTAACAATTTGCAAGCGCCAGTATAAGAATTAAAATATTTTTTATAAATATTTAAACTCGGTAGATTTAAAGTAAGTAATTCGTTATAAAATGGAGCGAAATGATAGTTTTTTTCATCTATTCTTTTTTTCAACAATTCTAAACATTTGCTTTTAACTGTTTCTGCATCACAAGCTTTCTCCCATTTTGTAAATTCATTATAGTCTATGAATTCTGTCTCAAAATATTGCTTTTTATTTTTAAATGGAATTTGCTGTCTATAATACAGCGAAGTTCTTGGATAATATTTACAATAATACTCCGCTTGATAAAGATTGTGTTTCTTTAAATGTCCATGAAAGGATTTATCGTTGCTAAAAGATTCGTTACAGATTTTACACTGAATCATATAGCATCTTCTTTAGAAATCCCCAAAATTCTAGCTTTCCATGCAGACATATTTTCTAAACGATCAGCTTCTTCCTTGATTGTACGCTTTTGCATATCAGCGATTTGAATCATCATTTTGCGTTCTTGTTCGTCTTGAAATAATTCTACAAGATTCAAGATAGAAGCATTCTTTTGATGTGTTTGTTCTACTCTTTTAGAGCGTTCTCCATTAAGCTTTTGAATGCATTTATCGATACGACTGGCGCATTGATTATATTCTTCTGAAATAGTTTTTAACACTTCAGTTAAACGCATGGTAAAATCTTTTTGCTCTTCTGTGTCATTAAACATCTGATTGATTTTATTCTTTTTAATATCTATCTGTCGAAGATTTATATAATCCATGCAAACATTTATATATAAATTTATTTCATCAGTTGTTAAATCAGGTTTATCCCAGACAGAACGAACAAATTCAGCTTCAAATAATTCTTTATCTGTGTTGCTAGTATAAGAATCGTAATTGCCAACAAAACGAGGACTAGAAAGATAAGTCAATAGTTTTTCCATATACTTTCTATGCTGCAAAGACAACTTTTCTTCTGATATCTCTTGGCCGCACCATCTATTGACTTTATTTATAACTGTTTTAATTGATCTTGGAACAGAGTATTTTTCATTAACCCCTGACTCCATATCAACTAGATGATCAGGATGATTATCTTTTATATATTTATGAACTGCTCTATATTCTTGAGTTATAAAAACATTAACATTAGGAATGCCGCTAAACTTTTCATTAAACAATAATTCGGTAATTTGCTTAGGAGAGATTCCTGTTTTTATATTTATGTCTATAAATTCTATATTATCTTTTGATAAAGAAAACGCAGCATTAGGCTTAGGCTTTTCTTTTTTAGACATGAATCCACTATTAATTAAAAAGTCTCTTACTTCTTTCGCCTCTTTTGATCTGCCCACTAAATCACTCTTATTATGTAAAAGATTAGCTATAACAACGAAATCATTATAGCCTTCTTCTATTTTCTTATTAATAAAAATTTTTTGTTCTTCGTTTAACATATTATAAATTAAATATATCGTTATCTCTTAGTAGTTGTTTTGCTTTAAGAAACAACATTTTTTTTAAATTTTTAATTTGTTTATAACCCGCTTTTCTGCCCTTTTCGTTCGTCTTAAATTTTAAAAGTTTAGCTATCTGATCATCTGGTAAATTATCTATAAAGAATAATTTATATATAAAAAAATGTTTATCATTTAAATTAGCTTCCATAAGAGAATGCAATTTATTTTCTGCGTTAGTAAAATTATGCTGAATATTAGATTCAACATTATGATGATAATTTTTATGATTCTCTAAACTAACTGTCATCTTCACATCGTAAGCTGTCTTTTTTACCTTTTCCCACTTTGCATATAACGGACATTCATTGCACTGCTTAGAACTAGGAGTGAAACCGCAAGACATTTCAGAACCACTGTCACCATCTTTATTTTGATTAAAAGAACAAGATAAACAAGGACGCGCAAAACTTGTATAGTTGTTGCGTATTATATTTCTAATCTGATTAGTTACTATGCGATTTACCCACGGTTCAATTGGGCGCGATTGATCCCAAAGATGCCATTTTTTATGTATATGAATCTTTATTATCTGCTCTATATCTTCAAAATCAAACCAAGTAATCGCTTTTAACTTCCACTTATTTTTTCGCTTTTTGATTACTTGGTCAATTATCTCATACATTTCTTCAAAATTTTTCTTTTTACGTTTCATCTATATCATTAACCGATCTGGAGCTGCATTCTTTAATAGATTGCGCCATGAACTCTTCGCGAGTTAATTTTTTATAATTTGAAACTCTCGCAGATCCTCTTTTTTCGGACTCTTGAAGGGGAGTCGCAGTCAACAACTCTTTTGCAGAATACTTATTTGTATTTGGTCTTTCTATTTCGTATGATAGTTTTGAAGGTTTGACGAATGTTGTTGGAATTCCATCTTCGTCAACATTGTTATTATTAGTTAATAAAGTATTTTTTTGAGGAATCTGAACATGAGTATTTTGCCTTACTGCATTTACAAAACCCCCTAATGAGTTGCCACAGTTTGTACAAAATTTAGATCCAATTCCATGTTTAGTTCCACATTGAGAACAATAAATAGCGCTCATAATACATTATAACTTCAGACACATGTTTTATCTAATTTCTTAAATACGCTTACAATATATTTTAAAATTTCGCTTCTCATAATATCTTCTTCATCAAATTGAAAACAGTAAATACCACGTTCTTCGCTTTCTTTATTATTAAAAAGATCGTATACTCTCATAAAACCAGATTTATTACCGATATCTGATTGCATAGCGTCACCGCAGATAAACATCTTAGTATTTTCTCCAATACGAGTAAGAAGAGTAATTAACTCTTTACTGCTATAATTTTGTGATTCATCCGCAATAATTACTTTATCGTTCCAAGTAGCTCCTCTTAAAAAGTTAATTGGTAATGCTTCTATAAATCCATTAGTTTCTAAATATTTAGACTGAGACATCGGCAATAGCTCATCTAGCTTATCGTATAACGGCATCATGAATGGATTAAACTTTTCATCTACAGTTCCAGGCAATGAACCTAAAGCTCTTTCACCTGATTCAGCTATGGTTCTAATATATTTCAATTCTGCTCTTTGATTCATATTTAAAATATGAAGCGCACAATAAACAGCTAAGAAAGTTTTAGAAGAACCGGCTGGACCATTAATAAAAATAATCTTTGTATTCTTGTCAAAAGCAATTTGAGCAAAACTTTTTTGTTTATCTGTTAAATTAAAATTTCTAATATTCAATTTAACTGATCTAAAATGATTATCAGCAATAATTTCGTTTAGATCTTCTTTGTCTTTTTGAATTTTTTTCTTTTTCGTTGACATGGTGTTTAGAGATTTACACTATATTGTATTATTTTTTTTGCTCAAGTATTCTATATTTATATATAAATAATTTAATTATTTAACAAATCCACTAATGATAATTTGATTATAATATCCAGTATTATTCCAATAACTTTGTGTA